GTATTTGTGCTCGTGCCCCAAGTTCCGCTTTCGTCCCCAGTGGCGATTTCCTTCAATCGAAGGTCATTTACATAGGTTGCCATCTACTTTCTCCGACTTTTAGCCTTTGGTTTCTTCACTGAAGCTACGTGCTTCTTGAGCGTTTCTGCTTGCTTCTTGTGAGTCTTAGAGGCTTTCTCTAAACCTTTAATTACTTTATTAACTTTACGAACCATTATGCAACCTCTTCCCATTCTGGGGTCTGACTCGTTGACACACTTGACCAACTAGGCGTTTGTGAAGCATCTATATTACTCCAGTTTGGTGTTTGTGCATCATCTATTAGCCCCCATACAGTTACTGGGCCGACTTCTCCGGTGGCGCTGACTCCTGTGAGTGTGACGTTTGCATCGGACGTAGTTGATACACTTCCTGTTTGTCCTGTTCCTGATACCCCTGTTGGGCTGACTGTGATACCCAGTTCGATAGATACTGTGGTAACTGCACCAGTGCCTTCAACACCTGTTGGGGTAACTGATGAATCGCCAGTAATAGATACCGAACCGATTGCACCAGTGCTGCTAACCCCAGTGGCAGTAACGCCAGCAGCGCCAGTGGCAGTAACAGAACCAACAGCACTAGTTCCGCTAACACCTGTGACTGAAGTGTTTGCTGCACCTGTGACCGTAACCGAGCCAATGGCTGAAGTACCAGCAACGCCAGTAGGACTGACACTCGCAGAAGCGGCAACAGAAACAGATCCCACCGCTCCCGTCGCAGATACTCCGGTGACTGAAGTGCTTGCATCCGCGCTAACGGAAACCGAGCCGATTGCGCCAGTGCCCGCGACACTAGGTGACGTAACATTAGCTGTTCCCGTAGCCGATACAGACCCAACAGCCCCTGTCCCAGCAACGCCTGTAGGCGAAACATTAGCGTCTGCCGATACAGTGACTGACCCGACTGCGCTTGTTGCAGAAACGCCTGTGACAGAGGTGCTTGCGCCTGCCGTAACCGTGACTGAACCGATGGCTCCAGTTGCAGATACACCTGTAACATCGACGAGATCGGGTTCACCCCACGCATCTTCGCCCCAAGTGCCTCTACCCCATCCAGTAATATCTGCCACACGTTAAGCCCTACTGATTATGACTTTGATCTTGTTGCTGCTTGACCCATTCCAAATACTCTTCTTCGGTCATTCGCCTCTGTTGAGCTTGTTGAGCCACAGCATATCAAGCGATTCTTATTATCGCGTTTGAAGCGTCTGCTGTAGGGAACGTGATCGTAAAGTCTCCAGCCGTGCTGGTCTTATCTCCACCAAACGCCAACGCACACACAGCTTTATCGCTTTGGGTGTCGTTATATATAAGTGCCCCATTCGCTGTTATGGTGCTGCTGGAGAAGGTTAAATCGCTGAAATCACAGAACGCTGTAGTGCCTGATGTGGTCGGCGTTACACTCGTAAGTGCTGCACCCGCCGCTGTATATCCTGTGCCAGACACTTCATTAGATGTTGTGTACGCTGTTGTACCAGCACCTAAAGATGCCGAACTTGTGTACAAAGCCAACTTAAATGAGTTACCAGAAGTAGCAGTGAAGTTGTGTGTGCCAACAAGTAACTCTTGCTTGAACGACGTACACATAGCGGTTGATATAGCCATTAGACTCTCCTAAGTATTTCAGCCATATCCTCATGGCCTTGTTTCGATAGTTCTGCGATCAGCGTAGTTCTGTCGCTACGTATAGCTTCTTTTATGTAAAAACAAACTAGGGTTTCCACAATCTCTTTGAATGCCTCTGCTTGCTCTGCAATAACGGGGTGACAATTACCACCGACACTCACAATACGATTGGTGGCTTGTCCAGCCCAATACTCTGGGTCATGCCCTTTGTATTCAGTGGTGGCTACCGTAACCTGCCCTATCTCTATTTCTGGCGCTTTCATAAACATATTAAGTTACCAATTGCTTATATTGGCCTTCCCTGTACGTGTCACCACGTAATTTACCATCGCCCATGTTCTTTAACAGAGTAATCGACTGTAAATACATCTGTTGGTACATCTGCACAAGATCAGGTTCGCCTTTCATAAAACGTATAGCTTCTACCAATGCCCCATTTAACAACGCGGAATCAAAGTTTTCTCCCAACCACGGTAGCGTGCTTGCTGTAACAATTGACTCAGGGTAATAACCATAGTGCAACTCAGCGGTCAGGCTAGCGCTAGGTGTGGGGCCAAGAATAAAAGTCTCATCATTAAAATTAGCGTAGTGTTTCGGAGTGCCTGTAGATGTAGGCGTAGGGTATGCTTCACGTATGAAGTTAACGTCTTTGTTGAGCAAAAAGTCGAAAGACCCATCACTGTTGACCACAGCCAAACTGTACACATACAAAAAATCAGACGGTACAGCTAAATATTTATTACCTGACGTTATGTTGCCCGATACATTTTTTCTTAGCGATGGAAGCTGAACCGTATTATATATGGTCTGCTCTGCTTGCTTTGTAAATAGCGCAAGCTGATCGCTTGTAAACGTGGTCTCGCAAATATCTTGTATATTTGCAGTCAGTTCTGAGTAGGTCATACTCATAAATTATGCCATCGGCCCTCTTGCCATCGTGCCTTTTGTAGCTGCACCTGTACCACGAATCTTTATGCCTGTGGTTTTGACGTTTTTCATATCCGTCTTAGGGGCGTTTTTTACCGGCTTCACCGTGCTTGTATTCTTCATAAGGTCACCTATGTTGTCGTTACTGTTACCGTTCCTATTTGTCCAGTAGCCACTAAATTATTAGGAGTAAGACCAAAAGGATCTCTGCCCACTCCAACTGGGTTAAACCCATACTGTACCTGTCTACTACTATTTATTCCCGAATCCCCCAAACTCCTATCCGGTCTCGGATCACGTATAGCCTGCGGATCGTCTACAGGAAACTCACCCAACTTTAACTGAGGATGATCGGGACTCCAACACTCAGGGCACGCTTTCAGATTTGTGCTTCTGCCCTTACGTATTATCTCTTTCAGTTCACGTAGTTTGTAACGAAAGCCGCATATGTCGCACATAGCGACAGCAATTTTATTTGACGCAAATCTCCTAGACATAGCTTATTCTGGGTACAAACTTAGCTGGTGCTTTTACCCTGTCCTCTTCAGCAGCTAACCTAAATTGCTCTTCATAAACATCTTTAAGAAGAGGTATACGAGGCGCTAGATCTGGGTCTTTCATAGCGATGTAATACGCCAAACCTGCAACAAGACACGGTAAGAAACGAAAACTCATATCTGCAGTTTCTACGCCACTGCCAGCGTCCTGTATCCTACGCATACGGTAGTACTTAAATATGTACGTATCATTCTTATCTGGGACAGGCCACACATTTATCTTTGGGTTAGCCACCAGCCTTTCTATGTAAACCTGTATCGGTCTACCTTGAGTTAGCTTGTTTGGTATGGACGCATAGGTGCTGACACTTATTCTGTTTATGGTCAGATCAGATTGTGTGTACTGATCTCCACTATCTGTGCGTATAACTTGTTCTAGTAGATCAATCGTGTCTGCGGGTAAATCGTATTGAGAGGTGCCTTTAACAAGAGTTACAGTGCCTTCGTCAATAGTCCACAAATTAAGCCCACGGTTCTGCCACTCAATAGTCAACAGATTCATAGAACGTCTAGCAGTACGCAAATCGTACCCAGAGCGCATTTCACGGCCCGCACGCTCCCACGACTCTTCAGCGATCTCCGTGAAGTCCATGTCAAACGCAGTTGTTCCAGAGGTAGCCATCTACTTCTTCTTAGCTGCTTTCTTAGCTGGAGCTTTCTTAGGTGCTGCTTCTTTCTTAGGCGCTTCTTCTTTCTTAGGTGCAGGCTGTAGTTCAGCTAACACCGCATTGGCCTCTTCTTCGCTCATCAAGTTAGCGTTTACGATATTGTAAGTGCCATCTTCATTCTTACTTCCAACTTGAAATACAGGCCGACCATCAGAAAAATTACCGTTCTGAAAAACCTCTAATTTAGCCATTCTTAGTACCTCTTACATACAAAGTTTTCTTTCTGCGACCACCCATGACAGCTCCGCAACCTTTATGATTTTCGCGGATCATACCGCCCTCTTTTGCAGTTCTTACCTTAGCTTTCTTAGTGTTCGCTACTACCTGTTGACCTTGTGCTCCTGCTCTCTTTTTCCTTCTAGCAGTTTTAGCTCGCTCTTCTTTACTAAGAGATTGTGCTTTCTTTTTTGGCAGACACCGATCAGGATTCCTCTTGTTCTCTGACGTACCACATGGCCCCTTAATCTCGCCATCGGTGCCAATGCGAACCCATTGTTGATCTCGCCACTGTTTAAGCTGTCCCATCAGCTAACCTTCCTAGCCCTGCGTATGGCCTCTTTGCCTCGCTTTGCAATGTCTGCTTGCGTATGTTTACCTGCAGCTTTAGCTCTTTGTTCTAACACTGTCAGTATCTGTATCTTCCTAGCAAATGGCTTTCTTATTCTTTTTACCTTAGCCACCGTGTCACGAGCATCTTGCGCAGTTGCATACTTTATAGACACCGTATCTTTAGGATTCTCGTCCGTATACAACCGCCTACCGCTGCCTTTTGGCTTCTTCCCTGTTCCTACTTTAGGATCTTTAGCCATTAACTTCTGACTCGCTTACGACCTCTAGCAGACGCTGGAGAGGTTGGTTTTTTCTTTTTACTGCCTTTAGCGTAATTAGGGTCTTTGCAATACTTAGAAGCCGCCATATTTGCATAAGCAGAAGGGTAGGTATCAAAGGTTCGTTTGGCCCATGCCTTACCAGCAGGGCATATCTTCCCCTTCGATTTAACCTTACCGCCTGACTTATAGTAACGCCTCATCGCATCTTCGCTGGGCGTACACCCTTACGAGCAATACCCGCGCCTCGGACTTTCTTTTTGCCGCCAGCAGCGTAGCCTTTAGACTTCTTGCCGCCGTTAGCATAACCCTTGGGTTTCTTCATACCACCAGCTTGCATAAAGCCCATTTTGTTGCGGACTTCTTTTGGTAGCTTTTTAAGACCTTTATTGCCCTCTGGTGCAGGTTTAAGACCACCAGCTGCCATACCCGGTGGCTTCTTCTTGCCGCCCATAACACCGCCTTTGGTAGACATCTTGGACTTCATACCGCCGCCCATCATACCGGGTGGTATTTTCTTCTTACCGCCTGCCATACCACCTTTAGTGGACATTTTAGATTTCATACCGCCAGCCATAAACTTACGCTCGCTCATCTTACGAGCAGAACCTGTTCGTTTGACGTTTTTCTTAAAATCAGAAGGCTTAGGTCGTCTACCTAGCTTGTCATACATATTAAGGTAGGTACGTAATCCTTTAGGCCCGGTGGTTAGTCCGGCAGCTGTTAATTGTTCACGAGTAACATTTGCAAGCGTTCTCTTGCCCATTGGCCCTTCACGGCTAACATTCCTAGACGCCTTATCCGTGCCCTTACCCGTAACCTTTGGACGTTTTGTAACCGGAGTGCTTTTAGCTTTCGGAGTAACTTTCGCATCTACTTTAGGTTTAGTAGCTGTTTTAGTTACAGTCATGGCGTCTGCTTTAGGCTTACTTCTCTTCAAACTGCTTTCAGTGCCTTTAGGTGGCCCTGATACACCAATTTCTTTAGCCACATTTCTAGGGAGGGATCTTGCTTTTCTTCGCGTTGGCTGCTGCCCTCTATTTTTCTTTGTTACAACAGGCCGATCACCTGTGTTCCTACGAGGAATATCTACAGCGGAGGACATAGCTCTAGCCACATTACGAGACCGGATACCCTTATTCTCTGCCTCTGCCCTGCGTCTTGTGCCGGGGGGCATCGTATCTATATTAAATGGGCCTACCTTTTTTCTTGGAGGCAGTTCTCTTTCTTTTTCCATGACCTACTCCGCGTACAAGTTGTTAAATATCTGATTAACGTCCAACGTGTAATCAAGATCTGATTTACTATAGTGAACGTGCTGTGACGGCTTAAAGTCTGGTGCACCTTCCCCCGTTTCAAACCATGCTGGATGCGTAACACGCACTCTATTATTAGGCAGGGCTACTATGTTTCCTGTCCATTCACCAGCGTCTAAAAGCTCCATAACGTGACTCTGCTTGTGTTGAGCAGGGTCATCGCCTATTTCTGAATCTGTGTAATCCACCGTAAACATATACTTTGCTGGATAGAAGTCACCGTCAATCTTTGCTAACCAAGGGCAAGGTGTCGCCCTATCAAGCACATAAACGGCGTGTGTACGAGAACTACAATCCCAAGGCTGCGCTGCCCATACGTCCATAGGCACAGGCCACTCGTCATACGGAGTGTCCCCACACAGTGCTGTTATAGGCATACGTGCCCACATAGCGCCACCATGTACATTGGGTTCGTTCTCGTCATCGTAAGTCTCTGCCCCAGTAAAAATTATCTGAAAACTTAAACACCTGCAGGGTATGGTCGTAACCGCGATAGCCATAGCGTGAACAAACTCGCCGTGGTACTTCTCATGGTTATGGGTATACTCCCGCCGCACCCAGCACTTGAAGTGCGGGATGTTGCTTTGTAAATATGCCAAGTTAGCATCTCCATCTTTTTCGCGCCTGTCGCAGCCTTGAGTTAGGGTCTTTTGCTGCTTTAGGGAATTTTTTCATTTGACCCGCTGAACGCGCACAGAAAGACTTTCTCCGTGCCGCCCGTTTGCCCGTAGGACTTTTCTCAGTAACCGCCGTTTGCAGTTTGCTTCCGGGGTTCTTTCTTCTATATGCCTTTACACCCGCTTCAGTCATACCTGCGCCACTTTTTGTAGGACGAAAGTTTTTCTTGTTGCGCTTAGGCATACCGCCCCCCTTAAATGAGGGGCAGCTTTCAGTCTTCTTTTTGTAGTAACTACGCAAGGTTATTAGCCAAACTTCTTACGTAAATACAATATGACGGTGTAGGTGTCGCCACTGCTAGCTCCGACAGTGGTAAACTTTACGTCCCCCGTCTTGCCAGTGCCTGCATTATTAACTAACCCACCAAATATAGAGTAATCGTGGTTTCCGCTTTGGTTTTCACCTAGCTCTATCGCCATGACATCTGTATCTGCATCAAACAGAATACGAACTTTCATGCCAATACACTGCCACCATATACGTTCTATATTAACGTCGGTGCAAGACAACCCAGTGCGTGAATCTGCTTCTAGCGCACTCACATCTACTTTAGTCACGGCAGACTCACCAGTGCCATCAGAGATGTTTGTTAGTTTCAAAGCCACAAAAGATGGCCCATCAACTATTGTTTGGGAAGCTACTGCATCAGCCATAACTGCCTCCTATTACGCTATCTGGACGTACTCAATAATGAACGTAAAAGAACCAGCGGTGGTTGCGTCAACTGTGTTAGTGATATTGCAGAAGATTGTTCTTGCAGTGTCTGTGTACTGAACAGAAGCAGGAGCGGTGGTGCCGCTTTGCGTTTGAACAACTAAAGTAGTCAAAGTTACATTGTGTTCAACAACCGTTGTACCGCCATCAAGAATCTCATCAGTCACTGCTGCAACGATCTCTGCGCCAGAGCTAGTTGTACCAACCTCATAGCCGATGTCACCCGTTCCAATAACAGGGGAAGTATCACAGAAGATTTTAATATCTGTGATGATTGTGTTCGCAGGCTGAGTGAACTCACCAATAGAGGGGCTGTCACCAGCAGTGGTGTTGACCGTTACACCCGTAGCAAAACCTACGTGTTTGATGTACTTATCGGTAACAATGCCTGTAGAGGCAATACTTGCAACGTCTGTAATAGCGCCTGTTGTGGCATTCTTTGAGACTACAGTAAAGCCGTTTTCCGAACGGACGGGACCGTTAAACGTCGTATTAGCCATATGGATCTCCTGTCTTGGCTAGCGTCAGATGCGGGATTGCACCTGTCAGGGATGAAATACTTATACAGTAGAAAAAGAAAAGGGGCAACAAGTGCCCCTTTCTTATACAGCGTCTTACGCTCCGGGTGACCCGAAAATTCCGAGTGGGTCTGAAACGCCAAAACTATAGCGTTCCCTTGCCTTATAGCGCGAGTTGCCCGTATCAAAGTCTGCATCCATAGATGTAGCCATTGGGGAACGAACAAAGTGCTTAAGACCATTCGGTACATCGGTCATCAAGAAGAACGCATCAGTATCAGTCAGATAGTGATTGATTGAGTAACCGCCGGGAATAGACCCATTGTTACGCAATGCGTTCAAGTCGTTGTCAGCCGTTCCTACACGACCTTCAGTCTCAAGCAAACGAGTTGCTACAAACTGCAGATTCGGTGGGATAATCAGCTTGGTGGGGCGTGCTGCAATCAACAAACCACGCTCATCGGTCCAACCTGCAACTTGAATAACAGCCGCTTCCAAAGAAGTTTCGTTAAGGTCAGCTGCAACAGCGGGACGGTTTGAGTTGGTGCCACCAGAAACGAGCGGGTGATCCGTTGCACAAAGCGTCTTACCATCACCGTAAGTGGTGCCTGATGCAAACGCATTGTTGAGGATAGTAGCCGCTTTCACTTGCTTGGTGTACGCCATAGCGCGTGCCAGAGCCTTCGTATAACGTGCAGAGAGCGAATCGTAGAGGTTATCTTCAATCGCTTCCTCAGTGATCGAAAATCCCATAGCCACGGTCTCGTGCGTATAACGAGCAGTGAATGCTTCTTGTGCGTTGTCGTACTCAATCGCAGCACCTTCGTCTTTGACGGGGGCAGCAGAGAAGCCAGACAACTTGGTTTCTTCTTCAAAAGAACGGTCAGAAGTCTCTGATTCAAAGATTTCTGTGTGCTCTTCACCATATTTTGCGTACTCCATTCCAAACAAAGCGTTTAGGCCGGGAAGGAGTTCTTTCAGTAGCTGGGCGCGAGAAATTGCCATTTTACCTTACTCCTTAAATACCAGTGGTGTTGTCAAACGCGTGACCTGCGTTCCACTTAACATACGCTTCCGTAAATCCACCAGAAGAGTTCTTGGTTTCTTCAACCAACTCAACAATGCGGAAAGGGAGCGAACTAGTGGTAGCAGACGTATCTGAAATAGCGCTAGCAGAGTTACCTGTTACGGTGCTTCCGCTATTGTTTACTCCAGCCACGTTAGCGCCAATATCAGTGATAGCTAAATCACCAATAGTGGTGCCAGACGACACAACAGCGACCTTAAACAACACATCCGTAGCATCACACACATACGCTTTAATATCTGAAGCGGCGGTGCTAGCTGGGTAGTATTGCCTAAAAGTAACTTGTGAAGTACTAGGATCGGTGTAAGTAACACCCATGAAGACTCCGATAGGAGTCATGGCAGCGTCAAACGTATCACGCTCAATGGTGCCTCCGGTAACGAGCTTAACTGCGTCCCCGTAGAAAATATCCGTCGCATAGCCACTAGCTATGCTGTATTGACGGGTTGTACCTACGTATGGAACACCACTAAGCAGCTTTACCGGCTTCAGCCCGTAGGGGGCGTCAACTGTTGGATAAGCCATGTTAACCTCTTAACAAAAAATTTAAGTTCCTTTACCAAAATTGGTAACTTTTGTACTGCGCTCGTTGAATAAAGGCATACGAGGATCATTTTCGCGCATGAGGTTGTTGTCTACAGAGTGCATCTGCGATCTAGTTTGGTTTTCGTAATAGTCATTACGTTCCTTGACTAGCTCTGCTGGAGCCTTACAAAGCAATAAACCACCCTGCAGAATGTTACCTTCAAATCTTTCATCTTTGTCGGTTAATGCAAACTCTGGGTGATCTTCAGCCTTAACTGGCTCCCAACCTTCACGTAGTTTTGAGGATACATTGGTGGCGTCTGTTTGACCTTGAGTAGATACACGCACCCAACGAAACTCATAGCCATCCTGCGGCTCTGGCGAAGGTAATACCTCTGGCCTTTGCCACGAACGCTTACGAGTATTTTTTTCGCGGGTTTCGCTATCTCTCTTGATTCTATTTTCCGCCATCGTTATACCTCTGATTTATTTAATGCAGCCATTTGTTTGGCGTATTCTTCGAGTGGAACTCCCAATCTTTTTGCTATGGCCTGTGCAGATTGCGATAATCTTACCTTCTTAGGGCTTGTGCTCCGCGCTGCGGGTGCAACTACATTTGACCTCGGTTTGGGTTTCTCTACTTCTTCTATCCCCCCATCATTAAAATAGTCTGGATAGAAACTTCGCATACGGGAATCAATTTCCTCGTAGTAGTTTTCTGCCTGTGGCGTTACGTTGTTTCTCATTAGCGATTGGTGTATCGCCATTGCAATGTCACGCATCTCTTGGTTTTCTCTAAACCAAGGGTTGTCATTCGCCCATTTATCCGCTCTGGGGTCAGCAACTCTCGGTTGTTGTACCGTAGTTTCTTCTTCTTGTAAAGGCGACAACTCAAAGTTATCTAGCCTATCAGAACGTATTTTAGCGTTAGTCAGAGCTTCCTGTGCATCTACTACACGATCTGCTTCTCCTGACTCATATGCCTCTCTATAAGTCTGCTTCGCTGCCTCTAACTCAGACTCTGTGGCACGTTTGGCTTGCTCTAAAAGAGCTTCCTGATTTTGGTTAACAGTACCCTTTAAATTTTTATTCTCGTCAATCAGTCGTTGTGCGTATTGTTCTAGTTCTTCACGTTCTCTCTGAGCAGCTTCTTTTGCCCGCCGCTCGTCATGATAGCTCTTACTAAATTGTTTAAGCCTATGTTGTACTCGCTTAGAGTATTCATCCAACTCTTCATCTGTAACATCAGGAGGTGCTTCAGAAGGTTTACGGTTACGATCTGCTTTAGGAGTATCGTTGTATACCTCAACCTCTATCTTATCCTCTACTTCGGGTTCCGGTTCTGGCTCTTTATAATCGTCTGCTGTTTTTTTGCCAGATAAATCAATCTCAACTTCACCTGAGTCTTCAATCTCTATTGCAGTACCCTCTTGTTCTTCTTCTGGAAACTCAAACTCTACTTTTTGAAATGCCATGCTTTGCTCCTTATACTCGCTCTACGCCACGAGGATCAGGTACAACTGCTTCGATAGAATCATCATTCATCAGCCGATACTCTGAACCATCAATAGTAAACCTAGTGCCAGTATTGGCGCGAAACATAACATAATCCCCTACACTGCACCAAGGGCCAGTAGGGAATCTATCCGCGTCTGAGTAAGCCTGCTTACCCATATCTATAACTACACCTATAATAGACATGACTTGTTCGTTGTTTTTAGTGGTGACTGACTTTAGTAACTCAGTTCCTTCAAACACCTCTTCTACTTGAGGCATTGCTACTAGAACTCTGTACCCAACAGGCACAGGTATCTGTGCTTCAAACTCTTCTTCCGTTATGCTCGCTTGCGCGGTATCAGTCATCTCCATACTCCATGTTTCGCGAAAGGTCTTCGATATAACCCAAGCAGGTGTCCAGACCTCGTAGTAACCCTGCCGTTTCCTTATATTGAGAAAAGTCCTTTACGGCTCCTCCCACTAAGAAATTTGTTGCAGAAGCCTTGTCAGCTTCGATTCTGTCTTTTAGAACATCCAATACAGTTTTAGCCACTACGTATCTTTCCTAGTGTTTTGTACTGTTTTAAGAAGATCCAAGTCTAGTTTAGTGCTGTCCTTTCTTCGGTCAGCTGCTAATTTTGCTCCAGCCTTCTGTGCGTCGATTTGAAGTTCTCTTTCTTCAAGTTCGAGTTGTTTCGCATCAATCATTGTATCTGCTTGATCTTTCTGCGTTTTTCTTTGTAGCTCTGCGGCCTGTAACTGTACATCAGCTTGATCTTTTTGTGCTTTACGCTGCACTTCTTGTTGTCTGACTTGCAACTCTGCTTGCTTCAACTGAAGCAGCGGATCTTGTGCCTGCTGCTGTGCCTTCTGTTGTGCCGCCTTCTGCTGGTTGGCTTGCGATACTTGCTGTCCGGCTTGCGCCACTACACGAGCCAGATTGATCTCTACCTCTTCTGACAGCTCTGAGTTTGGTGCAGGTAACGGAGCGCCCATCTTTTCTTCGACCTGCTGTCGATACAAGAACGCTGTATGTTCTGCTAAATGCGCCTGTAGCGCTGCCATGATTCGTTGCCCTTGCGGGTTCTGACCGACCATCTGAGCCACCATCGGATCTTGCATAAACGCTCTGTGTGCAGCGATATGTGCTTCGTGATCTTGGTAGATAAATGCTCTTAAAGGTTTACCATTAAGGGCGTCCATGTTCTCGCTGACCGGATCAGTAGGTTTAGCATCATCTTTAGTCGGGACGAGTTTATCGGCATTCTTGATACCCAACACTTCAATCATCTGTCTGTGCAACTGCGGCAAGTCATAGATCTGAGGTGCAGACTGTGCCATCTGTAGTACCGCTTGGTACTGAACCACGCGCTGGGCCATCGTAGAACTATTCGGATCACTGACAGGGATTACATCCACCATCATGTAATCCATCTGCTTGGCGGTTATAGACCCTCGCAGTGGTTCGTAGGAATACTCAGGAGGCGCATACTCAGCCATGATCGTCTTGAGCATCTTAAACTCTTGCTTCATGGCATAATGAACACGAGCCTGTACTGCAGCCATCGGCTTCAAGGTACGCTCTAGGAGCGCCAGAGTTGTCCCCACAGGGGCGTTTGCTGACATATCCGAAATGTTCATGTCGCTGATAGCGCCTAGCCTACGGCCTTCCTGCGTTATCTGATTAAGCAAAGCGAGCAGGGTCTGGCTTGGCTCTTTGTAGGGTAGAGCCATAATGTTGTC